TCGCACCGGTTTACTTAAGACACTATATGAAGAAGAATTTGAAAGAGCATTATCCACAGATGAGGATAGAGCATCATTTAAGGTGTCACCTGATCTAAGGGACTACAACAACGCATAATGGCTTTTGCATCCAACAAAAATGCTTATGGAATCTGTGATATAACAGGGTTTCGATACAAACTAAAGGATATGCGGAGGACATGGGATGGTTTGTTGGTTGGTCCGGATCAGTGGAACGCAAAACACCCACAACTCGATCCAAAACCAGCACCCATTGACCCACAAGCTATTCGTGATGCAAGACCGGATCAAGCAGATGACAGTGTAAAATTTTTGGTTTATACCAATGTGGGTGATGGCAAATTAGGCAGTTTGCTCACCACTTTTAGTGTGACTACTGCTGTAGGTGAGGTTACAATAACAACATGAGTTTTACATTAGCTACACTTAAAACCGCAGTGCAAGATTATTTGGAAGTATCGGAAACTACATTTACTACACAGCTTCCTACATTTATAACTCAAGCAGAGGATAGAATATTTTCATTTGTGCAATTACCCGAGCAAAGAAAAAATGTACAGGGCACACTAACCTCAAGCAATAGATTTTTAGCAACCCCTACAGACTTTTATGCCCCTATGAGTTTAGCAATAATAAGTTCTAGCACTTATGATTACTTAGATTTCAAACACCCATCTTTTATTAAAGAGTTTTCATCAGGCACCACTACAGCAAAACCAAAATATTATTCTTTGTTTGATGATACAGCTTTTGAAGTGTCACCATTACCCGACCAAAATTATACAGTCGAGTTACATTACTTACACAAACCCAATTCACTAACCGCTGGTAGCGACTCCGGCACCACTTTTTTATCCACAGATTACCCTGATGCTTTGCTATATGGGACTTTGGTTGAGGGTGCAACTTTTCTGAAGGAAGCAGCTGACGTTATCGGTCTATTAGAAGGACGCTTTAAGGAGGCGATTGCTAGAATGAAAAATACATCAGAAGGCCGCGGTACGCGCGATGAGTATAGATATGATTCAGTGCGCTCAAGCATTAGCTGATGGCTGAAGTAAATGAATTAGAGGGCAAGAAGATTGCTCTAATAGGTCTTGGTATATCCCAAGTAGACTTTGCCATTGGGTTACAAAATGGTAGGCAATGGGATGAAGTTTGGTGCATCAACTCGGCAGCAGCAACCTATCCTTGTGACCGCATATTTATGATGGACCCAGCAAGTAGGTTTTTTGATACAAATGATGCTGGTAAACAAACATCGGTGATGTGTAGAGTATTACAAGAAACCGAAACTCCTGTGTACACTTGTGAATTAGATAGTCGCATAAAAAATCCTATCATGTACCCATTAGAGGCAGTATGTAACGCTACTAAATGTGCATATCTAAACAATACTGTTGCCTATGCTATTGCTTATGCTTTATACCTTCAAGTAGGTAGGTTAGATTTGTTTGGTATAGATTTTTCATATAAAGAAAACATGCACTTTGCAGAAGCTGGAAGAGCATGTGTTGAATTTTGGATTAGCAAATGTATGAGTGCAGATATATTAATTGGTATTAGTGGTAGATCGACTGTATTAGATTCTAATGTACCGGCTACCGAAAAACTTTATGGTTTCCATAGACTAGATAAACCATTGGTAGCAGTGCCCCATGATGGTAAATTTATTATAGGACCCTATGATGACATTAACTCTAAGTTAGAACCTCATGGTTTAAAAATAAACGAGGATGTTGCTCCACCGGAGCCATACAAAGGATGAGTGTAGATAGTGATTTTGTTTTGGGTAAAGTGGATGTCACCACTACAAAAAACAAAGGACATGATCCGGAGTTTTGGGCTTTGCAAGCAACAAAAAAGATATGTGATGTTGCTAGCACAGCACCAGACCATGTCAAACAACAGGCTTTTGCTTTCCAAAACCAAGTTTATAATGTAATCTTACATAGTATAAAAAATGCAATAAAGTCACAGAACACGACTTATGCAAATTTGCTAGAAAAACAAGGCCACAGCGACATGGCAAAAATATTAAAGGAGTTATAAATGGCAATTACATCCGCAATTTGTACCAGCTTTAAACAAGAATTGCTTGTCGGTACACATAATTTTACTGCTACCAGTGGTAATTCATTCAAGTTGGCTTTGTACACAAGTTCAGCAACCTTGGGTGCTGGTACCACAGCATTTGTCACAACAGGTCAAGCTTCAGGCACCAATTACACCTCCGGTGGTTCAGCACTAACATCTGTGACACCAACAACCAGTGGTACTACAGCAGTGTGTGATTTTGCTGATTTGACTTTCAGTAATGCTACTGTAACCGCAAGAGGGTGCTTAATTTATAATGACACACAATCTGACAAAGCTGTGTGTGCTATTGATTTTGGTGGAGATAAAACTTCAACTGCTGGTGATTTTACTATTGTATTTCCTAGTGCGACAGCTACAGGTGCAATAATAAGGTTAGCGTAATGTTGCAAGATGCCACTATCCAAACTAAATTTTAATCCTGGCATAAACAAGGAAGAAACTGCTTACTCCAATGAGGGTGGTTGGGTTGATGGAGATAAAATCCGTTTTCGCAAAGGCAGAGTAGAAAAAATCGGTGGCTGGGAAAGATTATCCTCTGATACAATCATTGGTTCTCCTCGAGCACTGCATGCATGGACTTCTTTAGGTGGGCAAAAGTTGTTGGGCTTGGGCACCACTAATAAATATTATATTGAACTTGGTGGTCAATATAATGACATTACACCAATTCGCAAAACCACGACTAATGCTGCTACTTTTGCAGCCACTAATGGTTCTTCAACACTAACTGTAACTGACAGCAGTCATGGTGCAGTCAATGGTGATTTCGTTACTTTTTCCAGTGCTACAACATTAGGTGGTAATATCACTGCGACTGTCCTCAATCAGGAGTATCAGATTGATAGAGTGACTGGTAGCAACACTTATGAAATAACCGCAAAAGATACCAGTGGAACCATAGTGACTGCTAACTCCTCTGATAGTGGTAATGGAGGTAGTGGCACAGATGCAGTGTATCAAATAAATTCAGGTTTAGATGTTTATGTAAATTCTACAGGGTGGGGTGTAGACACTTGGGGTGCAGGCAACTGGGGCTCAGCCACAACCTTATCTGACACTAATAATTTACGCTTATGGACACATGATAATTTTGGTGAAAATTTAATTATCAATCCTCGCAATGGTGGGCTTTTTCGGTGGGTGGAAAATGATGGAGTTACCACTAGAGCAGTAGAATTATCTAGTCTTTCAGGTGCTAACAAAGTGCCTACTAAAGCACTACAAGTCATAACCAGTGAAACTGATAGACACTTGATCGTGCTAGGTGCTGATCCTTTAAGTAGTGGTTCTCGCACCGGTGTTATTGATCCCATGTTAGTTGCCTTCAGTGACCAAGAAAATGAATTAGAGTTTGAGCCACTTGCTACAAATACAGCTGGTTCTTTACGACTCTCTTCTGGCTCCTCCATCATTGGTGCAATTAAATCAAGACAGGAAGTTTTAATATTTACTGACACTTCTTTGTATGCTATGAATTTTATAGGTCCTCCACTGACTTTTGCAATAAATTTAATTAATGAGGGTGCTGGTTTGATAGGGCCCAAAGCTGTAACAAATTCACCTCAAGGTGTGTTTTTTATGTCAAAAAATGGTTTTTACTTTTATAATGGAGCGGTCCGCAAATTACCTTGTTCTGTACAAGAGTATGTATTTTCTGATCTCGACAAAACACAAGCTTTCAAATGCTTTGCTGGTTTAAATGAGGAATTTTCTGAGATTTGGTTCTTTTATCCATCAATAACAGATAACGAAACCGAAATATCAAGATATGTTATCTACAATTATGAGGAAAATAGTTGGAGTATTGGCACCTTAGAGAGATACAGTTGGTTAGCAAGTGGAGTTTTAGATAAACCTCTAGCAGCTGGAGAGTCCGGCACCACGAAACTTATTTATCAACATGAGACAGGATTTAACAATGATGAAGATGCTATGGATGGTGTTTTTGTTGAATCTGCTGATATTGATGTTGGTGATGGAGATAGGTTTTTATTCTTAAAAAAAATATTGCCCGATATATTGTTTGTTACCCAATCCGGTACAAGTCAGTCCCCAGCTATAAATGTGGTGGTTAAGAGAAGAGATTTTAATAATCAGACCTTGGCAACCGACTCAACCACACAGATAACTCCAAGTTCAACATTTGGTTCTTTACGCTCAAGGACAAGACAGTTTGTACTTAGGTTTGAATCTGATGATGATAACAGTGTGACCAACCGCAAAGATTATAAGTGGAGATTAGGTAGCACAAGATTAGAAATTTTACCATCAGGGCGTAGATAATGAGCAAATTGTTGCCTACACAGCTGCCTTTAGCAGACGGTGACAAGGTAAGTGTAGAAACCTTTAATAGATTAGTAAGAATCTTGGAGATTAACCTAGGATCGGTCGATCCTGATAGCATAAAATCGTTTAACTCTACAGACCTTAGTGAATTGCAATTTGCAACAGGAGCTATTATATTTAACAGTACGACAGAGGTTCATCAAGCCTTTGATGGGACACAGTTTAGGAACCTGTATGAGCATCAAACTTACTTGACAGGAATTTCTGCCACAGCAAGTATAGGAGCAGTAACAGTAAGTACGCCATGATAAGTGAAAGACTACAGCAAAGAATAGCAAATCTAACAGGTGATAGCATGACAGAGATATCTTCCGATCCTAAAGCAGCTTTATCTAATCGTGACATGCTATTAGGTGCAACAATGTCAGGTCTTGGCACAACAAAAGGAGCTCTTTCCAATCGAGATATTGAGATTGCAGACAAGTTGTTACAACCGATGAGCAATCTTGCTCCTATGGATAATTTATCTGAAGATGATAACCAAATTTTAAGTAACTTGTTAGATAAACAAATGATGCAAGCACAAGCACCTCTTGGCACAGTGGCTGCAGAATTAGCAGCTATGGGAGAGGGTGAAGATACTCAGTTAGCACATTTGCGAACAGGTGAAGTGGTGTTACCACCGGAGGCTTTTGAAGATGAAAGTTTTGACAATGCAGTACAAAGCAAATTTCGAGAGTTAGGAATCAATCCTGAAGCAGCAGTTGTAGGCAGTGGTATAGCTGCACTAAATCCACAAACAGGTTTGGAGCAGTTTGGTTTTTTCAAAAAACTTGGCAAATCACTAAAAAAGGTTGTGAAAAGAGTAGCACCAGCAGTATTGCCTTTGGTGATACCTGGTGTTGGTGGTGCAATATCAAAGGGTTTGAGTGCTGTGGGTAGTGCCCTAAATATACCAAGTGGTATTGGAAAAGGCATTTTAGGAGGTGAAGGCATTTTAGATACATTGGGAGGCATCAGAGAGGGCATTGGTGGCTTAATAGGTATGGGCTCACAAGATAGTCAACAAATGGTTTTTGATAGTGATGAAGTTATAGGAGAGCTTGATGGTAGACCTTTAACTAGAGCAGATTTAAAAAATCTTAATGCTGACCAAATTAGTCGTATGAAAGTTACACAGGCTGCACAAAATGACAAAAATATCATTCAGTTTTTAAGCTCTAAGTTGTTGCCCCAAGGTGTAGAGGATGCTTTGGGCACAGGCACAGCTGGTGGTGGTTTAAGCAATCTATTAGGTGGTGGTGAAGGTTCTCCACTAGGTATTGGGG